CCTACATCGCCTGCAGGCAGTGGAATTGGCGTTGCTATACCTACTACTCCATTTGCTGGTATCTCTAGGTGCATAAGGACGTTTCCTGCTAGTGTTGCCCTTATATCAGCACCTATTGCTACTGTTGAATCATTTGCTCCTAAAATATAGATTAAATCGTGGTATGTGTTTGTTGCCCCTGTAAATAAAGTAGTTTCTGTTCCGAATGTTGAGCCAGTTGCTTTTGCGACATAAGCTGTTGCGATTAAATCTCTTACTTGAATTGGTCTTGTTATTTGTCTACCTAAATCATCGGCGGTAAATCTAACTGTATCACCACCAGAGACAGCTGTTGGGTTTGCTTGAACGGCTACCCCCCCAACCTTAATAGGAGCTGACCCTATATCTACTGCATCGTGTAAGTTTGCCCCTTCTACGATTGTTGAACTTACTATTCCAGCGACAAGTTTAACTGGCATTGGGTTTGAGCCACTGTATTGGATGCCACTTGAATCAATGCTTGCTGTTGCCACTGAGTTAGTAATACCAGAAACTGCAACAGTCCCATCTATCGTGATAGAGTTACCACCATCTTGAATATTAACAGCCGAAGCACCAGAAGCATTGTTTATTGTTACATCTCCTATATCAGTCCCTGTGACAAGTTTTGCGTTTATTGTATCTAAAACCGCATCTATTGTATCTAACACCGCATTGTCAGTCGCTGAAAGGTTTGCCGTTACAGTTCCTGACACGGGTTGAGTAGCTTGCCAGAATGTCCCATCAACAGTGATAGAACCACCAGCATCTGAGATTGGTAATGGATTGCTCCCTGAATACTGAACTCCGCTTGAATCAATCAATGAAGCCTTCAAAGAGTTAGTTATATCTGAAACTAGCCAACTGTCTCTAGCTAAACCTTCACCATTTAAAATGGTCGCTCCAATACTTCCAGTTACCCCCGATACAGCAACAGTCCCATCTATTGTTAATGATCCCCCAGCATCATCTATTGGAAATGGATTAGATGTTGTATAAGCAATGCCCGAAGAATCTACAATATTTGCTCCTAGGGTATTCGTTATGCCAGATACAGCGACCGTCCCTTGAACTGGGAAAGTATCTCTATAAGTTCCATCAGCATTTAAGTTTTGAACAGCTGTTGTTGCTGTAGCTCCACCTGTCACAGTAACAGGTAGAGGGTTATCACTGTTGTATACTGTTCCTTCCCTATTTATTAATACTGAAGCAGTTGAATCTGGGGCAGATGATACAAATGTTCCTGTAACAGGGATTGCCTCACTTGACGAGTTATTTATCTTTACTCCACCAGCGAATCCTCCTCCACCGACTGATTCGTATGGTCTATTCATTAGGTCAACAAGTTGAACCTTTAAAGGATTATTGTAGTCATTGTTTACTATCTCTACTGAACCCATTACCTTCATTGTCTCGGGCATTTCCAACTTTGGGAAGTCAGGGATTCTTGGAAATGGTGGCACGTTGACAGTCACCTTAGGTTCTGGCACTCGTATCTCTGGCACGATTACATCTGGCACATTTACATTTACCTGTGCTTGTTTACCTTCGGGAACATTTATTTTTAGTTCTTTGATGGCACTTGATATGTTATTAGTTAAATCCTTTCCAAGAGCTTCAAAGGCTGGCTTTAGTTGCTTGGTTATCTCTCCACCAACAGACTTAGTAAGCCCTTGAGCCTCGTTGTCTCTGAATTGTTTGGTTTTTATCTGGTCTATAAGTTTTTGAAGTTGTGCTTTTGTATCCATATTATGCTCCGATTAGTTCTCCTAATTGACCTAATTCGGCACTTAGGTCGGCTTGCATTGGTTGAGGTTGCATAGGTTGTGGCATTGGTTGTCCTGGAACTTGTTGTGCTTGCATTGCCATTTGCTCGGCTTGCTTTTGTAGTCGGTCTTCTTCTTCTTGTATTTCCTTTAGTTCTTGTGGGGTAAGGTCAAGTATATCAAGTTCCCTCTTTTGGATTATCTTTCTAAGAGCAGTGTTGGTTGGGAATTGTGCTTGAATAAAGCCAAACTTTTTAATGTTATTTATCTTGTCGCTTTCTTGCTCTGAAGATGAAGCTACTGACGGTTCATAACCTGCTTTTGATTTCCAGTCCGAGTTATAGACAACCTTTTCATATACCTTTCCGTCTGGTCCTGTCTTGTATAGGCTCATCTTAGGGAATGAGTTAGCTTGCATTATTGCATCCCATTTCTTAGCTAGTTCATACCAAGAACCCTTATAGAACTTACTCATTGTCTTTGACCTTTCGGTTGCTTTACCTACCAAGAGTTCTACTTCACCAAGAGTTTGCTGGCCACCTTCTGATACACCTTTTTCAATAGCAGTTGCCCCTGTGCCTCTCTCTACAATCTGGGTTAGATAGTTTATAGCTGTAAATGTTTCATCAAGGCCGTTGATAGCCACTGGCATTATTGTTTTGTTAGGGTCGCCTGGGGCGGGGAGCATTCGCCCTGGTCCTGGTTCGTAAGTCTGAGGGACATAGTTCTGGTTAGTAGCGTCAAACCAGTGCATTTGGAAGTTCTGGAGTGTTCTGTTCTCTACTTGCTGGCTAAACCATACATTCAAGACCTTATTTGGTGTTCTTACTAAATCAGCAATACCATCTGGGTATATATCGTTAGTTTCAGGATCTTCACTCCACATTACGAATGGCCAAGTGGTTACACCTGTGCAGTCTTCTAAGAGGTCATCACACAATTCAATAGCGTCATCAGCGTAAACTATAACTCGCCTTTCAAATTCTTTAGTTGCTGGATTCCAGATGTTTGTATAGTGTTCGGTTAGATTTACCATAGTGTCTCCACCTGCGAATACAGCGAACTTATCATTCGTCAAGCCCATAGATTCTAGTCTTTCAAGGCTTTTTTCGTATTCTTCTTGTGTTTTACCTGACTGAATTATGCCTGCACTCGTGTCTACCCACTTTTTAAGCTCCTCTTTGGCTTTGTCTGTGTATCTTTCATCAACTAAAATGTCCCTAAGAGGTCTAAATATATTCTGATGGACTATAAATCGGGCAGTTTCTATGTCTGATGGGTTAGTTAGTGGATCATAGACAACATTAAAACAATCAAGGACATTGATTGTTACATTATCTTTCTCAATATTTAGCTTTTTAGTGGACAAACCGTATAAAAAGACGTTCTTTTTATCCATTATGTCTAACCATTCAATCTTATTATGCTTAAAGTTGCTATCCCATATCTCTTGGTATATAAGTTCCTTCATTTGGTCGCCTGACTTTTCTTTCCAGTCTACCGTTGGAGCGTCATCTGCCTTTGAGATGAGAGTTTTTATAGTTTCCTTCATTAAAGGAATATTTACTGCTTGTCTTTGAGTGAGACGATTTGTTTTTACTTTGTTACGATACAATTCATAGTTTTCATTCCAGTCTTCGTGCTTACGAAACTGAAAATCACGAGCTGATTTTTTCTCGTTTAAAAGTTTGAGCATTTTATCATCCAATTCTTTTTGAGTATAGTTCATAGGTTGTGAAAATTAATTCCACTCGTTCCTATGTTTGGATTGGAGTTTTTAATATTTATAATATTATCACAACACTTTTAATTTTGCAAGTTTTTTATATTTTTTTGTCAATTTTTTCTCCTACGATATGGCCAGTAACTGAGTTGCACTCCCATAAAATTTCCAACTGCATCAAAATGTATGATGGTTTGTCCGCCTTTTACACCATCAAAACCACCAGAAGCTACAAGTGCTGTGATTATTTCCTCATATAATTTCAGCCTTTCTTCTGTAAAGTGGCAATTCTCCATATTTTTTATATCTAATTGAATAATCATAGTTTTTTTGCTTGGCTTAATAAAAATTTCAACCTATCTACTTTATAATAATCTCTCTTAAATTTATATTCTTTAATTAAAAACTTAATTTTTTTTATTTGTTGTTGTTTTGTAACTCTACTCATAGTTTATCGTAATAAGGGTTTATTAAATTTGTTAAAGGTGATGCGACATATTTTACACCCTCTGTTTCACTACTTGAATAAATTGCATAACGAAAGGCATCACACAAGTGGTCATCAAGTTTGTCTGGTTTTTCTTTGTCTGGCTTGCCATCAATACCTTCGGGATATTGGTAAGTGTTTAATTCTTCAAGAGTATTCTTGCAGTTGTTACATACTTTAAATCTGTGTTGCTTTATTAGGTTTTGAATGTATGACACCCCACCTTTTATATCTTTGTTTGCTTCGTATACTGGTATACCTGCTCGCTTACATTCCTCTATTCTATCAGGTTCTGCTGGGTCAGGATAGACTGCAAATATTTGCCCATGTTCTCTTAGTTTATTCTTGATTACTTGGATTATTTCTTCTGTGGTCTTACCAGCTTGTTTCCATTCGTCAACAGTGTACCATACCTTATCTCTTAAATATCCTACCCAGATAGCGGCGGGGTTTCTAAAGCCCCAGTCTACTCCCATTATTCTCCTTTCTGTTTTAATATCATAAGTCATTGGAGCGACTACATCTTCATCGGGTAAGTGATAGACTAGACCTTCCACCTTTCTGAAGTCTGCCAAGTATTCTTGGGCGAATTGATTATCGTCTAGTTCTATCTTTGCCTTGTCTATTTCTTCCTTTGGCATAAAAGGATTATCGTAGCTTGAAAAATGAAATGACTGATAGTCCTTGTCCTCGTCTTGCTTATTGAATAGTGTATAAAAATGATTGAAACCTTTTGGTGTTGAAATGAACATCACATCTCCTTTAGTATCTGTAAGTGTTGGGCGTAATACTTCGTGCCACCCCACGGAAAAATTACGCATACTTGCAACCTCATCTATAATTAAAAAATCAAACTGTTGTCCTCGTAGTGTTTCAATAGCCTCCCAACCTCTAAGGAATATTTTACTTTCTTTGCCTAGTTTGTTTGGCACGGTTATTTCTAGTCGGCTTTCGTTTATGTTTGTTGCAATAGGTTGTAATTCTTTCTTGAGCATTTCCCAAGCAATATCACGAGCCTGTTGATAGGTTGGAGCAATATACGCTACCCTAGATGTTTTATATATAGCTCTACCTTTCATTTCTTCAATAGCGAGAGTTGTTTTACCCCAACGTCTACCACAGTTTAACACTCTAAAGCGTGATTTACTCTGTGCTACTATTTTCTGGTTCTGGTGTAGTATCATATTTCTTTGCTATGTCTTCACTTATTTCTATTACTAAATTACCACTAACATTACTATTTACTTGTTGTATTGGCATTCCATCCAAGTAGTTCCAAATAAGTCTTTGAGTTGAAGCATCGCCATCCATAATTGCTTTCTTCATTATAGATTTTATAAATGCTTCTTCATAGGTATAGTCTTTGCCATCAGCAATCTTTTCTAATGCTTCTCTTACTTTTGTTGTAAAGTTTCTTACACCAGCTACCTTACCACCAAGTTTAGGATGTCCATCTTTGAATGTTCCATCTGGGTTTCTTTCCACTATGTTTCCACTATCTCGTGGTTTTAATTCGTTTTCTTCCATATAATTTCTTTACCATTAAGTTTAATGTTCTCATTACCTGTGTAATCAACATATCTTTGAACTATTACGTCTACATATTTAGGGTCTAGTTCCATTCCATAGCATATACGACCTGTTTTTTCAGAGGCTATGAGAGTAGTTCCACTACCTAAAAATATATCTAAAATTATTTCCCCCACTTCACTTCCAAAGATTACACTCACCATCAAAGAAACAGGTTTTGGACAAGTGTGCTTCCCTTTTAAGTCTTGCTCTATCTCTGTAACTTGCTCAAAAAAATCAAAGTCGTATTTATGTTTAGGCTTACCCCACAAAAAGATTGGTTCTACTTTTCTAAAATGACTAATACTCCCACCGCTTCTCTTGTTACGAGATAACCAATAAAAAGTATCTTTAGGGTCTTTTTTATACCAAAAGCGATTATAAGCCCAGCCACCAAAAATTACTATAAAATCACAAACCTTTTGTAAATTAGCAAACCAATCAGAACAAAATTGCTCATAAACCTCCCCCTTTTCGTCTTTATGCTGATTATATTCAAAACCTATTCCGTAAGGTGGGTCAGTCAGTACCATATCCGCTTTCTTGCCATCCATAAGCCTCAAAACTGCCTCAGGTTGCGTTGAATCCCCACAAAGCACTCTGTGTCCCCCTAATTCGTATAAATCCCCTAATTTAGTCCTACTTGGCACGTCCTCTGGTATCTCATCATCCTTTTCGTCTGGTTCTATAATCAAATCTTTATCAAAACCTGTTAAATCAAACATTTCATCGCTTAATCCTTTCAATTCTTCAATCGCTAGCCCCATATCCCATTCTGATTCGTTTAGTTTGTTATCAGCTAGTCTGTATGCTTTGGCTTGTTCTTCAGTTAAATCTACTACTTTTATTTCAGGTTCTATGCCGAGTAATTTGCAAGCTTCATATCTTCCGTGTCCGACAATTATCACGCCTTGTTTATCTACTACGATAGGTTGGTTCATACCAAATTCTTTTATAGAATTAGCCACCTGTTGTATATGTTTAGCAGGATGCTTTTTAGCGTTCTTTTCGTATGGTTTTATGTCTTTTATTTGCATAATAAATATACTATTATAACAATCGGTAATACCCAAAATGGCCAGGAAATTACTATCAGCATTTTAGTATCATCAGACATTACTTCTTTTTTGTTTTCTTCTTACAGGCCATTTTATTTTTTTCCTTTGTGAACTCCTTTAATGCGACCCTTGTTCATTGATGCGTAGAATACTTTTTCACCTTTCTCTTTGCCGTATTCTTTTTCCATCGCGTGAATTATTTTTGAACCCTTTTTAGTTAATGGCATAATATTTTCGTTGTTATAGTTGTATGGAATGACGTTTCCATAGTGTTTAATATGTATATTATATAACTTCATTTGTAAAAAAACAAGGGGACTTTTTAAATCCCCCGTGTAATTATTTATACTTTTCGTTTTGCTCCAGCAGAAACTTTGCGACATCACTGTCGTCTTTGGTAAGAATATTTGCGTTATTTATTACGCAGTGTCCACCAATAGCTCCAGCGACAAAATCCAGAATATACCTTCTGAATTGAGACATACCCATTTCTCTGTATCCATCGTTGTAATGGGTATTCCATTGTTTGTATGCCTCATTGAAATTTGCTCCGTGTTTTTCACACATCGCTTGAATTTCTTTCATCAGAATTATGTTTAACCCATATTGGGTTGTGCAATAGAGTTTGGAAAGTTCACTTGTTTCAGCATTTTCAACAATTTGGCATTGTATTCCTGCACCTGTAAGGTATGAGTGGGCTTCTTTAGCCTGCTCTCCACCTACATATTTAACAAATGTTTTAATTCCACCCTCTAAATTAGGATGTTTCCCATGAATTGGGGAATGAACAGCATCAAGTCTCCTTGATGTTCCAACTGGGACAGTTGAGTGAATAATTGTCAACTGTGGTTGGTATTCCTGCTGATATTTCCTTACATTATCTTCAAAGCTAGAAGAATATGGGAAGCAAATATTTAGCACATAGATTCCACTTACATCAAGAGGTTCTACATCTCTGATGTATGTTTCGTAAGTCTCACTCAATACTTTAAAGAGTGATTGACCTACTTCTCCTTTTCCAACAATAAGTGATTTCATAATTATATCCCTTCATTAAGATACGTTTCTGCTTCCAATTTCTGCTCTGGGGTGTTTATGCCCGTCGCTTCTTTGTAATCTTCAATACGATATTCGTTGATGATGTTGCCAGTGTAAGTAGCAATTTCTATCAAGTCAGGTAAATAGTATTCTACTTTACCATTTATATCGTGGGCTTTGAGTTTGTTGATGTTCTTCCACAACCACAAAGTATTAAAGATATACATACCACCATCACATTCAGTTGTGTCCTCAATTTTATGCAAGGCAATTATCCTTGAGTTACCAAGTTCGTCTTTTACCCGAACAACAGTTCCATATCCTTCAGAGTAATTCTCTGGTATAGGATGTATTACTGTTGAGCAAGTTAAAACTTTGCCTGACTTTATGTGGGATTCCACAAATTCTTTGATGGTTTGGGGTCTAAGCAACGGCTTATCCCCGAAAAGAACTAACGTATTAGACTCCAAGACGAAATCGCCTAAATCGTCATTGGGTTCAGCTGTGTGTTTTACTGCACACAACACAGCGTGACCAGTTCCTAACTGTTCTTCTTGAACTACATACTTGTAGTCAGGAAGTTCTTTAACAATCAAATCTCTTTGATGTCCGAGAACGAGGGTAATGTCATCAAAGCCAGCTTCTTTGACATTGTGCAATACTCTTTCAAGTATTCTTTTTTCACCTAATTGGTGAAGCATCTTAGTCATCGGATCTTTGATCCTTGTTGACCTACCTGCGGCTAATACTAAAACTTTTGTTTTCATCCTATATTTG